ACACACAGAAGACGAGAGTCACGCTGACGGACTTCATCCGGCTGATCCAATTGCAACGCGAGCTAGAGCAGGAGGAGCAACCGGCGGAGGTCATTGTTACGTGGAAAGACCTGTCGGAGAAACAAAACGCCGTGAAATAAGGTACAGCCCGCTTCCATCGCAGCGGGAGTTTCATTGCTCGACGGCGAGATTCAAAGGGTTTTCGGGGCCAATCGGATCGGGGAAGAGTCAGGCGCTCTGCCACGAAGCGATCCGGCTGAGTTACCTGAATCCCGGGAGGCAAGGGTTAATTGGAGCGCCGACTTACCCGATGTTACGGGATGCCACGCTGACCAGTTTTCTGGAGATAGTGCGTGACAACGGTTTGCCGCATGAGTTGAATAAGTCCGAATTGGTGTTGGTGATGAAAGACACCGGCTCGCGGATTTACTTTCGCTCGGTGGACGATTTTGAAAGGTTACGAGGAACTAACCTGGCGTGGTTCGGGGTAGACGAGTTGACTTACACGGCCGAGGAAGCGTGGCTGCGGCTGGAAGGGCGGCTGCGGGATCCGAAGGGTTCGCGATTATGCGGCTTCGCGGTTTGGACTCCGAAGGGCTTCGATTGGGTTTACCGGCGTTTTATCCGGAATTGCGTAGACGGTTATGAAGTGGTGCTGGCCCGGCCTTATGAGAACAAGCACGTTCTTGATAAGATTCCGGATTTTTATGATCGGCTGAAAAGCAGCTACGATCCCAAGTTCTTTGAACAGGAAGTATTGGGCGAATATCTGAGCCTGCACGCGGGTGTGGTGTACAGAGGATTTAACCGGGCGCGAAATCTAAAGGTGATGGAAGTGGATCCGGGGCTGCCGTTGTTCTGGGCACTGGATTTCAACGTCGATCCAATGAGCTCGGTGGTGGCGCAACAGAAAGAAGGCGAAGTAAGAGTTCTGGACGAGATTGTATTGAGCAGGGCCAGCACACTGGAGGCCTGCGAGGAATTCCATACAAGATATCCGAACCATCAGGCGGGAATTGTCATTTACGGAGACGCATCGGGGCAGCGGTTACAGACGGCGGGAACTACGGATTATCAAATCATCAAAGAGTACTTCCGGCAAACGGCCTATAGAGGGGTGAAGTTCCGGGTGCCGGCCAGCAATCCGAGCGTACGAGACCGGGTGGCACTGGTGAACGCGAAGCTATTCTCCGCCGTGGAAGAAGTTAGTTTGTTCACGCATCCCCGATGTAAGGGGCTGACGATGGATTTTGAAGAAGTGACATTCAAACCGGACAGCAGCGTGATCGATAAAGACAAGGATCCGAAGAGGACTCACCTATCGGACGCCTTGGGCTACTTGATCTGGCAGGAGTGCCGGCCGGGGGTAGCGTTCGGCGAGCAAGGTAAACGGCTGATTTAGCCGCACACGACGGGAAGAGGCAAACGACGGCAAGAGATGGATAAGGCCAGTTTCGACATCAATCACGAGCATCCAGAGTTCGCGGTGAAGCGCGCCATGTGGCGGCAATACCGCGATCTGTATGCAGGCGGAGAGCAATTCAAACTGAATGCCGATCGTTATCTGGTCCGACGCCAGAAGGAGCCGGGCGATGTGTACGCGGAAAGATTGAGCCGCTGCTTCTATGAGAATTACATCGGCTCGATTGTCGATTGGTACACTGCGACGCTTTTCCGGCGCGAACCGGTGCTGGCTTTTGAGGGAAGCAACGAGCGCGCGAAGAGATTTTTCTCCGAGTTTACCGAAGATTGCGACCTGAAAGGCGCCAGCGTAGCGGAATTTTTCCGGAGGCAGTTCATTGAAGCGTTGGTCAGCGGGAAGAGTTTTGTCCTGATCGATTTTCCCCGGTTCGGCCGCCCAGCGGGAAATCGAGCGGAAGAAGATGAGCGGGGCGCGTCGCGAGCTTATCTGGTGAGTTATGGCGCCGACGAATTAATCAATTGGAGTTACGACGAACACGGCCACTATCAGTGGGTGGTGCTGCGAACGCAGAGTCTTAGGAAAGCGAAGATTGAGGATGCGGCGTGGGTCAAGCAGACGCGCTGGGTGTATTACGACAAAGAAACCTACCGGATTTACGAGCAGGCCGAGAACGGCACGGAGCGGGGCCCGATCGACCTGGTTTCCGAAGGGCGGCATGGGCTGGCCAAGCAGGCCCGGGTGCCTTTGGTGGAGTTACGCGTGTCGGAAGGACTTTGGCTGTTGAACAAAGCCGGGTCGCTGCAGCTGGAGCACTTCAATAAATCGAACGCGCTGGGATGGGCACTGACGATGGGGCTGTTCGCCATGCCGGTGGTTTACTCGGAACGGGACTGGAACCAAGTGATGGGTGAGTCTTACTACATCCAACTTGGGCCGCAAGACCGCTTTGGATGGACGGAGCCCGAAGGCCATGTCTTCCAGATTGCGGCGGATAATCTGGCGAGGCTACAAGAAGAGATCTACAGAGTTTGTCACGTCACGCACGCCGGCGCTGCTACGTCCGGGAGCAATGCGCAGTCGGGACTTAGTAAGCAACGCGACTTCGCGATAACGCAAGAGGTGCTGCGAGCTTATGGTGACGCGGTAAAGGAAGCCATAAAGCGCGTGCTGCGGGCGATTGAAGCGGCGCGCGAGGACGATCTAAGCATCGATGTCTCGGGAATGGACGAGTTCGACATCGGCGATTTTGGGACGGAATTATCGGACGCCGAGAGGCTGCTGCAGTTGGGAATCAAATCGCCTACGTTGCAAAAGCAAGTGTTCAAAAAGCTGGCCTTTCAATTCCTATGCGACGTGAGACAGGAAGTGAAGGACCGGATCGGCCGGGAAATCGATCAACAAAGCTAGAAGGCGAAAGGTTGGGAGGTTTATGGAAGAGGAGAAGAAAGACGGCACGGATTTGCGCCCCATCATTCAGGGGGTGATTGAGGAGTTTGTGCGCGCGCAACAGGTGAGAGCGGAGCCTGCTTACAAAGCTGAGTTACTGGACGAGCGCAAACGGCGGGAGGATTTGGAGCGGCGGCTGAATGAATTGGTTGTGGAAAACCAGCGCAGCCGTCAGATGGCGGAAGAGGCTGAGCGAAGCATATCGATTCGTTCGGAGCTGCAGCGGCTGGGCGTAGCAAAACTGGACTTAGCTTACAAGGCCGTGAAGGACGACATTCAAAGGGGCGAAGACGGGCGCCTAACGGCCAAGGGCGGGCAGGGCGAGGTTGCGGTGCGTGACTACCTGACGCAGTTCGTGCAAGAGAATCCAGAGTTGCTACCGGCGCGAATCACGGGGGGCTCGGGCGTGGGGTCGGCGCCCAAGATAACGCCCAGTGGGGGCGGATTGGACCTGGACAAGATTCGACCCGGCATGAGCGCTGAGGACTTGGACAAGGCGCGCCAAGAAATCGCGCGGGTAGCAAGCCAGGCGATGCGCGGTCTTTGATAGGCGCTGGGGAAGCAGCCCGAAAGATGAGCAACCCCGGGGCGACTGAATGAGAGTAACAAGAAAAGGAAGAAAAGATGGCAACAATTACTTCAGCAAATGTCGCAAGTGCGATTGTCAAATTAGTCGCGGTGGACGCATTACCGGCGCTTGTCACTAACCTGGTGATGGGCAACTTAGTCAACCGGGATTACGAGCCAACGCTGGCGCACGCGGGGGATACGGTGAACGTACCGATTCCTCCAACTCTGGTGGCGAACAACATCGCGGAAGGGGGGACGGTTCAGCCTCAGAATCCGAACCTCGGAAACGCGCAGATTGTGTTGAATACGCATGCGGAGGCGACGTTCCAGATTCCGGACGTGACGAAAGTGCTGGCGGTGCCAGACCTTCTGAAGCTATACATGCAGCCTGCGGTAGTAGCTTTAGCAGAACGAATCGAGTCCGATCTTTTGGGCCTGTACTCGCAGTTCACGTCGAACGCACCGGTGGGGCTCCCCGGCATGGCTGTAACTGAGGCGGTGGTGGACCAGGCGGAGACGTCGCTGTTCCAGGCCATGGTGCCTGCAAGCGCGGGTAAATATTTGGTTGTCGACCCGGTGACTTACTCGGCCCTTAGGCAGATTCCGCGCTTCAGCGAATATTACTCGGCTGGCGAAGCCGGACTACGCGCGTTGGTGGATGGCGCGGTGGGTAAGTTAAAAGACTTTTTCATTTTCCGGTCTCAGTTGGTGCCGAAAACCGGAAGTGGGCCGGTCACAACTCATAACGTCGCATTCGCTCGGGATGCGATGGGATTGGTGATCCGCCGGTTGCCTCAACCGTTGCCCGGAACGGGAGCGGTGGCCGAATACGCGGAGCTGGGCAACTTCGGCTTGCGCGTGGTGATGAGCTACCAGCCCAACACTTTGGCCCAGCAATTCACCGTGGATGTGCTGTACGGAGTGGCTGTGCTTCGCAATAGCTTCGGCGTGCAGGTTCAGAGCTGACGCTCTGAATCTCGCGTGAACGCGGTCAGGTGGAAGTGGCGACAGGCGTGAAATTTCCAGTTTGCCGCCACTCTTCCCGGCCGACCTTGAAGCTTGCTGAAGAACAGGTGACTGGCAACGCTCGCCCCGCGGCTTGGGAACGTCGACGGTCACTGTTTTTGGCACCGAGCGGCCTGTGGAAGAAGTTTCGAGGGCTGGCAAAAATGGTGACAGGCACGAACTTTCGCGATCGCAGATCTCGGTTTGTGTTGGGTTAGGGTGCGCGAAGATTCGAGCCTTTGTCACCACATTTGCCGAGTAATAGGGGGAAGCATGGATCTAAGACAGTTCTATCAGAAGTTGAGAACAATCGAGCGGGAGATTGCCGATCCGCATGTTTTGGTAGTGAGCCACGAAACGCCTGACGGCGGGAAGGCCGGACAAAAGGCCGAGGTGTCACGCAGTATCGCCGCAAAATTGATTGTGGAAGGGCGGGCGCGTCTGGCCGGCGCTGAGGAAATCGCCGAATACCGGGCAGCGCTAGAACAAGCGTTGCATGATGCGGATCAGCGAGCCATGGCCCAGAAGATCCAGGTGAACGTGGTGTCGGAGGCCGACTTTCGGGCCATCAAGGGCGCTCCGAGGCCCGAGAAACGCTAACGGCCGGGTGTTCAATGGCATTGTTTACGGACGGACCAATCAACAGCACGAGCGATCTTCAAACTTACGAGAACGCCATTCTCACGGTAGCCAATACTGAACAGATCGATTTGGATGGAAAGAGCAAGCTGGCGCAAGGCGAGATCGCGGCTGAGCTAACGCTGTTCCTGCTGCGGCGGCTTCGGCAGCAAGACACGCCATGGGCTATAAGCACTCGGAGGATCATCGGCGTGAGTGACGTAGTAGTGACGGAGCCATTGCGGCGTTGGCATGCTCACAAGACCCTGGCGTTGGTATATCGAGACGCCTACAACAATCAGCTGAACGATAGGTACAAAGGAAAGTGGACTGAGTATGATCTGCTGGCCCAAGCGAGCCAGCAGAGTTACCTTCAAATCGGAGTGGGGTTAGTCTGGGCTCCGATTCCAAAGGCGGCGATCCCGGTGTTGACGGCGATCCCCGGGAACGGTTTGGCGGCGACTTACTATGTGGCGGTTGCGTGGGTGAACCAAACAGGACAGTCCGGCAGCGCCAGCGAAATTGCGCAACTTACGACGTCGACGGGCCAGCAGCTGATGGTGACGGCACTGAATCCCCCAGGGAACGTTACGGGGTGGAATGCGTTCGTTGGGAGTTCACCGACCACAACTTCTTTGCAGAACTCCAGCCCGATCGCAATCGGCGATACCTGGACGCTTTCAGCGGCCGTTCAAACCGGAGCGTGCGCGAGCCAGGGTCAACAGCCTACCTGGTTTCTGGTAGACCAACGAGTGATTGAAAGGGGCTAAGGGTGCTGCAGATCGGCAGTCTAACCACGAACAAACTAATGGCAATTCTGGTGGGTACCGGAGGAGTGCCGGAAACGGTGTCCGCACTCGCCGCCGAACTCAGCATAGAGTTGCCTGCGGTAACGCCGCAACAAGTTATTGCGCAAAATGCCGCGCCGGACCTGGCTGAACACAGCTTAGTTACTAAGTACCCTATCGTTTGTATCTACTGCGGCAAGATTGCGAACCGGCAGCGAGAGAAATTCCGAACGTTTTCGGGAGACGCCGATATGGTGATTGAGGCGCGAGTGTCGCAAGATCGCCTGGAAGACATCGGGCCCAACACCCAGATGTACGTGGACGCCATCACCGCGGTGCTCGACTGTAACAGGGGAGATTGGGGAGACGGAGTTTATTATGGCGGCGGCTACGAAGTTGCGTTTGGCGGCGTGAAGCAGGGTGGACGCAACTTTCTGCAGATCGCAAAGGTGTCCATTGTTTTGGAAATCAGTGCTTAGGAGATTGCTGAAAAAACCGATGATCATCTAGCACGGTAAAAACAGACCACATATGTCGTACATTCTATCGAATGACAATCGTTTCTACGTTCAGACGGAGCAGAGCTACGGGAGCGCGGCCACAGTGGCCGGCACGAACCGAATCCCCGCAGTGAGCCTTAGTATCAAGCAACAGACCGAGAAGGTTCAGCGCAAGGACAAAACGGGCTCTCGAACTTTCGTTGGAAATCCTAGTGGTCTCCGGCCGAACACAAGCTTCGGGCTGAAGAGTTACATGACGAGTTGGGCAGATCAGACCACGCTGCCGGCGCATGGACCGCTGTTCCAAGCATGCCTGGGAGGGCAGGCGACGATAGCCGGAGCCGGAACAGTCGCGGGAATGCCCACGTCGACTCAAATAGCGTTCACAACGCCGCACGGGCTTTCCCCTGGACGAGCAGTCACGAGCGGGGGTGAACTGCGCTTTGTCTCCGCTGTAGTGGATGATCTCACCATTCAGTTACAGGCGCCCTTCACGACGCCGCCCGCGACCAGTTCAACCACCGGGCCGACGGCGGTTTACCAGCCGGCGGAGGCGTTGAATAGCGTGACGATCTTTGACTACTGGAGCCCAGGTACAGCCGTACAGAGAATTCTACCGGGTGCGGCGCTGGATAAACTTACGCTCAACGTCAACGGAGATTTTCACGAATTTGAGTTTTCGGGTCAGGCTCAGGACGTTCTGGACAGCGCCAGTTTTCAAAGCGGAGAGTCGGGACTTACCGCTTTTCCCGCGGAGCCGACGCTTGGATCCTTCAACTACTCGATCATCCCGGGTCATCTGGGACAGGTGTGGCTGGGCACTCTGCCCAACCGTTTTTTCACACTTACTAAAGCCCAAGTGTCATTTCAAAATAATATCGACCTGCGGGCAGAAGAGTTCGGGGCGATCCTACCGCTAGCGATTGCGCCGGGACAGCGAACGGTGACCCTGGACTTCAGTTTGTACCAAGTGGACGACGTGCCGACGCAATCGCTTTACCAGGCGGCGCGCCAGAAATCGCCGATCAGCGTGATGATTCAACTTGGCCAACAACAAGGGCAACTTTTCGGTGTGTATATGAAGAGCGTGATTCCGCAGGTGCCCCAGTTCGAGGACACAGAGACGCGGCAGCAGTGGCAATTCCAGAGCAGCCGGGCGCAGGGGAGCGTGAACGATGAAATTTTTGTCGCGTTCGGCTAGTAAAGAGCGCGGTACGCCGGCTCCAAGCGGAAATCGCGCGGTGGATTCCTACGAGAGCGTCATCCTGGTTCGTTCAAAGGCGATACCGGCGGTGACTTACACCATCAACCGGATTTCCTTCGGGCGCCGGATGGAGTTGAGCAGGCGAGCGCGCGATATCAGCAAGAGAGCGGAGTTCCTGGAGGCCGGCGGGCAGTTGCACGAGAAAATCGAAGCCGGAATACTAGCGCAAGAGGTAGACGCGATGTATCTGACTTGGGGATTAGTGAGCATCGCGGGGTTGACGATTGATGGCGAAGCGGCCAACGCCGAGCGGCTCATCGATAAAGGGCCAGACCAACTGGCCAGGGAAATCGTTGAGTCCATCAAGCAGCAGTGTGGGTTGAGCGACGCCGAAAGAAAAAACTGATCGTCGCATTCCATTTCCAGTTGGGTAACCAAGCCGCGTGGAAATGCGACGCGTGCCGTAAGAGTGGCTTGGAGAGAAAGAGGCGATGTGGCTGGCTAGGAGAAATCGAGACTGGCGGACCACCAGTGATTTGGGCGCGCGGCCGAGTGTCCGCCGCGAGCTGCCCTAGGTCATATATCACGCCCGAGAGTGTCTCGCTGATGGAGGAATTCCACGCCTGGAAATTGATTGGCGCAAGCGACGTATACCATATGCCGGCGCGCGTGGTGGAGGCGATTTTTGTTTTGGAGAACGAACTAAGATCGGAGATTCACGATGCGTCGAGGTGACTTACAGAGCCTGTTGCCGCCGAGCGTGGTCTCGAACCGGTCGCGAAGCGATGTACTCCAAGAGTTGAACGTTACGTCCGTGATTGGGAATGCCGGTGCGGCGGGTGGGAGTGCCGCAAGCGGGTCTTCAGCAGGCGGAAGTGGTCTCACCCAGGGATCGATCAAGGACCTTACCGATCAATTGACGTCGTTAACGACGCAGATGGCGAGTTTGGCCTCGGTTGAACAAACGCAGATTACCGCAACGCAAGACAATACAACCGCGTTGGGACAAAGCACTACCAAAGGAAGCGGGAACACCATTGGAAGTACGTTGGGAAGCGTGCTGGGGTCCGGTTTGTCGCCCATCGTAAGTGGACTTATTAGTTTGTTCACCGGCGGCAGCACCACTCAGGGACTCACAGCGCCTACGCCGTTCACTCTTCCGGCGCCCGTCAATTATCAGGCGGGAGTGACGGCGCCCGGACAGGTTGTGCCTGTGGACTCCGGACAAAGTGGGGCGCCGCGGCCTCAATCCGTCAGCGCCGCGCCTCAAGTTACGGTTCAAGTGAGCGCAATGGACAGCCAGTCGTTCTTAGATCACAGCGATGACATCGCTAACGCGGTTAAAGCAGCGATTCTTAACTCACATTCGCTGAACGACGTTATTTCGGATTTGTAGTATGAGTAACTTTCCAACTCTGAAAACGGGCGCGACGCTGCAATATCCCGCGCAGAAAGCAACTCAGTATTCAACCGACGTGGTGCGGTTTATTGACGGTCCCGAGCAGCGTTTCCGCGGCTATCAGAGTCCGCTGCGGCGCTGGGTGATCCGGCTGGATTTATTAGATCAAACTGAGCTGCACGTATTGCGAGAGTTTTTCCGGACGCAGAGCGGGGCAGCCGGAACTTTCAGCTTCACAGACCCTTGGGACGGCACAGTCTATGCGAACTGCAGCTTGGCGGACGATCAAATGGCGGAGCAGCTAAAGGACGAGGAGAAGGGACAAACAACGTTGACCGTTTGTGAGAACGGAACCTGACATGCTTTACTTTCCCCAACTTAATAGCGGAGTAGTGGCGCAATTTCCGGTCAACCGGCGTGCGGCAACGCGGACGGTAACTAACCAACTCCTTTCCGGCTATAACATTCGAATGAGCGACCCGGGCGCGGCCACGGTGAGCTGGCAGCTGCAGTATTCAGATCTAACAGACGCGGAATTTGCATCGCTGGAACAATTGTTTGAAGCGGCGGAAGGCCAGCTTACGACATTCACGTTCCTCGATCCGGTGGACAATCTGCTGATGTGGAGTGAGGAATGGACAAACGCGGTTTGGGCCGCTGACCCGCTGCTCCAGATTTCCACGGGGATCGCGGATCCACTAGGGGGAACTGGCGCGGTGCAGTTCACTAACACAGCACAAACAACGCAGCGGATTGTCCAAACCATGGAAGCGCCTAGCTGGTACCAATACTGTTGCAGCATTTATCTGCGCGCCAACACGCCATCCACCGTTCAACTGCTGCTGTCCGCTACGGGGCAGGAATCACTTACTCAAGTATCAATAGGTTCTTCCTGGACGCGGGCAGTATTTGCTGCCAGTCTTACGCTCCAACAGGACGGCATCAGCTTTGGTTTGCAGTTACCGGCAGGCGCGGCCGTATCGGCGTTCGGACCGCAGGTGGAACCGCAGACGGCGCCCGGTGACTACAAGAAAACCACCGATCTGGCGGGCGTCTACACCAATACACGATTTGACTCGGATTCACTTACCTTGACCACCGGTGCGCCGAACCAAAACTCCTGCACCGTAAATCTTGTGAGCAATCTAGCCTGAGGGCCTACCAATGTCGTCGACCATTAGCGTCCTGAAAGAGCTGGAGGTTCCTGGCACACCGCTATTTCTGTTCGACTGTACGCTGCCGGGCGGAGACGTTCAGCGCTGGAGTACTCATAATGTCACCGTCAATGGTAATTCGTACTTAGCAAGAGTTTTGAAGCACAACCTTTTCGAGATCAAATCTTCGCCGGACCCCACCACCGACACGGTTTCAACAGTCTCCATTACTCTCGCTAACGCGGACTCGTTTCTTTCCCCGGTGGAACAGAACGTTGGCTGGAAAGGTTCGCAATTAATCGTCACCTTCCTCTTCTTTGACTTGGTGAACAGCGTTGTGGCGTCGGATAGTCAAGTGGCATTTCGCGGCATCGCGGGCGCTCCAGACCAATCCACCGAATCAAGTTTGCGGTTGACCTTCACCAATCGTCTGAATTTGCAAAGAGTTTATCTTCCAGAGATTCAGATTGAAAGGCGCTGTCCATGGACCTTTCCGGCTACGGCGGCGCAGCGGCTTGAAGCAGTGAACGGAGGGGCCAGCGGCCAATTCTCGTCATTTTACCCTTGCGGATATTCGGCGGATCAAACCGGTGGAGTGGGCAACTTGAGTGCGGGCGCTGCCTACACCACGTGCGACTTCACGCGGACGCAGTGTCAACAGCGGGGAATGTTCAGTAGCGACAACGCGAACAACATCACCCGGCGATTTGGCGGCATCGAATTTGTTCCCGCTTCGATTGTGGTGCGCACCTACGGAGAAAAGGGATCGCATATTTCGAACCCGGTCCCCAATCAGGCGCTCTACAACGACTACGTTCCGCTCATCTACGGCACGGGATGGTATCAGCCGCCGGTGGTGTTGGCACGCAACGACGGGAACCTGAGCCATTTTGAAGTATTGCTGGGAGCCGGGCAAATCACCGGAGTGGTCACTGTGGTGGTGAATGACACTGAGATCCCGGCCGGGGTCTCAGGGAAAAACATGACGGGGACCGGTTGGTATAACGTCATCAGTTTGGGAACCAGGAACGGGAACTTCAATTCCGATTTCACTGACTCCTCCGGCAATCCCCTGGGCGATCCGTACGGAAGCATGGCATTCATGTCGGTGGTGGTGCCCAACAACATTTCCAACGGCAACGCAATTCCGAGCATTCAGGTATTGGTGCAAGGGCTGCAGCTAGCGCAGTTCGACAGCAGCGGCAATTTTCTGAGTAACGTCTTCACTAACAATCCCGCTTGGGTGCTGGTGGACGTGCTGCGCCGCAGCGGCTGGAGTTTGGATGAATTGGATCTGGCCACCTTCGCGACAGTGGCGCAGGCGTGTAGCGTTCCCGTATCCACGGTGGATTTGAATGGCAATGCCACGCTGATTCCGAGATACCAATGCAATTTAATATTGACCGATCGCCGAAGCGCCGGTGACGTGGTGCGCGGGATAAGAAACGCTTGCGGACTCTATTTACTTTTGAGCACGGCGGGATTGCTTCAATTGAATCTCGAAGATACTCTGGCCGCGCAACAGCCTACCAAGGCCGCAGGCAGTAACAGCACGGAGACGTTGGACGGCGGCTGGCCGGCGTACGAGTTTGGAGACACCGCGTTTTCCGGGATCGTGCGCCGTTCGAGCGGTGCTTCGAGTCTTAGCATGTCGTCGCGCAGCGCGGCTGATTCGCCGAATCGATACACGGTGGAGTTTCAGGACCAGTTCAATGAGTTCCAGCAGGACAGTCTCTCGCTGGTGGACGTTAACGATGCATTGCTTTGTGGTCAGGATGTTGTAGTATCGCTGACGGCGCTGGGGTTGCCGAATCTGGATCAGGCGGTGAGGGCGGCAGCCCTGCAACTCTATAAGTCGGTCTATGGTAATACTTACGTTGAATTCGAGACC